CCCACCGAACGAACTCTGTTCGAGATTTTTTAGGCGCATGGCTGTCACTCATAAAAATCTCTTAAGAGTTCTCTAAAGAATTAGAAATTTTATCTCTATTCTTTTTTGCGCTGTATGATTTGCGCTGAATTGTAAGTTCTACGAGAGTATCTCGATGTTCGAGATGCATCGTGTTGCTCTCTACGACGTGAAGTCTCCACATGTCGAAGGACAACATTGAAAGGTTTGGCCACTCATTTGTAAAGCATACAATATGTGGACGTTTCATGAACATTTGTTGAAATTTCCCGTGGAAACAGGAAATAACAAATCCTCGCTTGATCTCTTCGATAGTATCAAATATTTCGCGATAAGACTTATTGTTTCTGGGCAGGTCAATCAAATAAATTGATTTTGGACCATGTCCAACAATTGCACTTTTCATCTGGGCTGATGTTAATCCCAGAGGTATAACGCAAGCGTCATGGTGATATGCCAATCCTTTGGCTAAGGTTGACTTACCACTGTTTCCTATTGGATCGCAAATCAGATGTATAGCTCTATCGTCTGCTTCTTTATTAACGACTAGATTATAAACTGATTTCTGCCATGGGTACATGGAATCATAGGAAACTAAATCTTTTCCTAGGTACGTAGACGTAGGAAATAGATATTGTTGTGAGCCCTCCACTCGGGTGTGCTCTTTCAAGCAATAAATTGTTGAAGTATCGACATTATGAGTTGGTGTTACGGTCAAACAACCACCTCCATAATATCTCCATTCTTCTTCCCCGCCTTGGCGGGCAGACGCCTTCATAGCTGCACGTAAGTCTGGACCACTGATAGGCTTTTTAAACTTGACATTACCTTGCCAGTGTAATCTTCCAGTTTTTGACCCACTTTCCATTTGAAAAGCATAATGGGTAGCGTTTAATTCTGAAAAGCATTTAAGTATACACTCGGCAGGAACTAATTCATTATTTTTAGTTTCCTGGTAAGTAAAAGACCAGGAAGTTAACGCTGCTCCTTTTTTAGCCATTTTTGTGATAAATCAAAATGTCTTAATAGGCGGGGAGAATAATATCTCCCCTAATTGCAGATTCTCTGCACCTATTAGTATTATACAATATAAATGTATAAAATATACAAAAATAAATTAAGATTTTTGAATATCTGACGAAGCCTCGCGAAGTATATTACGAGTGATCGTCTTAACATCCATTTCGCCCCAGTTTCTAGTAGAACTAACTACTGGAAGTAACGTGCCGGCGATGTTAAGTAAACCAGCATCAGTTGTTGGAACCTGAGTACCTGGTGTAATCGACTTAACGTCCATTTCTACAACTTGCGTATAGAAAGTATTTGTTGTTGGTTTAGTAGATTCACCACTAAAATAACCCAAATTGTCGTTAATCCTGAAATAGGATAGGTTTTCACCTCTTTCTAAAGAATTATAAGCTTCTAATTCTCTACGGGTAGTTTGGAATGTGTCTAAAACTGTAGACACAGTAACGTACCCTTCAAAGTTACGTGGTACAATGGTATTAACATTACAGCGAGCTGTAGTTGTCATTGTACTGCTTAGCATACTAGGGCCCGATCGCGGTGCCGTAGTTTGTAAGAAGCGGTTCATGTAGTCACTTTGACCCGTAGTACGTTGTAGACCTTTGGATACTCCAGTTGTGTCGAATCCACGGAATTTAATCATTGGGAACATAGTCATGTCTTTGAATAATTCAAACTTGTCCCCAGCTGCATCATACGATAAAAACTGTTTAAAGTCAAGTAGCTTTGACATTTTAACTTTTAAGTTAAGAATAAGCTCTTGCTGGGGCATGAGAATGATAGGTTTAACATGTACTACATCCCAGTTTCTACGGAATTTGGAACTAAAGCCGTGAGGTGTGCTATCTGGCACAACTTCCGTAGATGCGGTTACAATGCTACCATAGTTACTAACCATGTTAACATTTTGTATCTGACCGGATTGATTAAGGTCAAACATGGCGTTTGTTGCGCCAGTCATTACAGGATTATATACATAATCATTTAACATTAATTCCGGATCGCCAGTTGTGTCGAACGGATTGAACCAATCGTACATAGGCGAATGTGCCTGTGTCATGTTACGCTTTGGTACACATAAATAAAGTTTTAACTCGATTGGTAACGAGGTATTATTATTTAGGTACTTATACTGACATTCTATGCTGTCTAACGGAAAATCAATCCTTTCGTCTCCGCCAGGAGATTTTTCTAGCATTTGTATGATATCGTCGATATCTAAACTTTGACCACCAGGAAAATTAGCAAAGATTTCCTTTACTGTATTTTCAATCTGGGATCTTGTAAAGCATCCGGTCTTGGCTGTCAGCTTGCGTGTCGGTGAATTCGCCACATGATCGTGCCAGCAATACGGCCATACGATATTCGAACGCCCCATTCCCGCCATTGTAGAAGGCTGGAGTTTTTTATCTTTGTTTCCGCCAGTACCACCAACACGAAGAGTAGGTGTGTCCAGCTCATAGACTGAAGTTTTGTACATTTTTTTGTACATGTCCAGTCTTTTCGGAGATCCGTTTTGACGGACCTCATAATCCAGAACTATAGGTGCAGGTGGAGCAATTTCATCTTGAAACTCGATTGCATTCGAGCTAAAGTTGCCTTTGTAATGTGCCGATAGTAATGGCATAATTACGTCTGGATTTTCAGGTTGTCTCATGGGACGAGAACCTTTCTTCACCGGCGTACGCCCACCCATTTTTGAACCGGATACTTTGCTTTTAGGCATTTCTACCGGTTCCGTTTTTATGTGCGTAGAAGTCGCCGGTTGTCTCTTCTCTTTGTGAGACAAAGTTTCAGTTTGCGCCGACGTTGTTATTTTTCTAACAGCAGCCGGAGTGCTCACCATAGGTTTAACACCTACGTTTGGAGCCATCGCAGCCTTTCGTCGATATTTCATTATGTTAGGTCTCATAATAGTTACTCCTCAAGGTTGAAAGATTTATTCCAAGATTTCATAAACAAAGCCGGGCCCTTAATCCCACCGAACGAACTCTGTTCGAGATTTTTTAGGCGCATGGCTGTCACTCATAAAAATCTCTTAAGAGTTCTCTAAAGAATTAGAAATTTTATCTCTATTCTTTTTT